CAGAACTGGAGACGTAGCCAGAACAACAGCGCCGCTGCCGGTTGAGGTCGTGCCACCCGTGCCGCCGTTAGCTACCGCCAAAGTACCAGCGAGTGTGATTGTCCCAGACGTAGTGATCGGACCACCTGAAGTGGTGAGACCGGTAGAACCCCCACTTACAGCAACGCTCGTAACCGTACCCGTGAAGGCGTCGTTGGAGGCGATGTTGAAGTTAGGGTACGTACCAGTGATCGTCGTCGTGCCGCTGCCCGTCAGCGAGACCGTTTGGTCCGGGGCGGTGTTGGCAATTGTGATTGACCCGTCACCGTTGGTGACACTGATGCCCGTGCTCGCAGTAATCGTAGCCTTAGCCAGCGAGCCATCGGAAGTCTTACCGATCAGGAGTTGCCCGTCAGTGTAGGTCGTTTGCCCTGTGCCGCCAGCAGCCGTGGGGAGCGTACCCGCCGTCAGCGTATTGGTGCCCGACGAGAAGAGCGCGCGGTTAGTAGCGCCAAAGGTCGTTAGACCCGTACCGCCTAGCGTCGTAGCCACAGGTGTGGTGAGGCTGAATACCGTGCCGGTAAGTGTGAGCCCTGTGCCAGCCGAGTAAATCTGCGCCGACGATATCTCCGCAAAGGTGATGTTTGTCGTGCCGAACGTAATGGTCCCGACGGTGTTGCAGGTGTAAGTAGTACCCGCGCCAGTCGTGCCCTGTTGGACAAAAACAGTCGAGCCTTCGCTCAGACCGTCTGGGCTAGCGCTGACGAAAGTGTCCGCATCACTGGCGCGCGTCAATATCCAGTTGGTCGAGACCGAACCCACATCGGTCACAACGTAGATGCCGTTCTGCGTCTGTGTCGTCTGCTGGTAAATTAAGACGCGGTCAGCGACACTGAGCGTCACACCATCAATAACCAGCGCAGCTTGAGTGCCAGCATTGGTTAGGGTAGCGCCAACTCCGGCAGTGCCGTTAGCGTACGTCGCGTTCAGGTTGGCCGGTGCCTCGACCCGTACCGGCTGGTGGAAGTGAATACCGGTTGAGGCTACTGTATCTACATACTGCTTGGTTGCTGCCTGCAATGCCAGCGTCGGGTCTTGGGTCAGCGTAACCGAGGTCAGACCAGCAAGAGTTGCAGATGTAGCGCCGAGGGCCACGGCTGTGGTGCCGATGGTAACCGAACTGTTGCTCAGCGCAGCGTTGGGGATTGCAGAGAAGTTCGTACCTGTAAGCGTCGGGGTCGTGGAGAACGTCGGTGGGTTACCGCCAACAAGGACACCAGAAGCCGATGCAAGGAACGCCGTGGTGTTAGCCGCCGTCTGGTAAGGGACAGAGCCCGCAGCGCCAGCAGCTAGGTTAGTAGCCCGCGTAGCCGTCGCCGCATTACCTGTGATGTCGATGTTGACGTTGCCAGCCGCATCTTCGTTGACCGACTTTTCAGACGGGTAGGTGACGAAGACCGTCTTCTCGCCTGCGCTAAAGTTTATTAGGCTAGTGCCAGTGCTGGACGACAGCACGGTATCCCGGCTCAGGGTTGTACCCACCGCCGTGTAAGTGCCGATACCGACTTCCCACTGAGACCCGCCAGTGATGGTGTAGTAGGTGGTGTTACCGTTGCCAATAGCCGCACCAAATGACTGAAAGCCGGTGGGTGGCGTGCCCGCAAGTGTAACCGCCCCCGTACCAGTCGTGGTCGTTACGTCTTGTACACGATCTGCAAGGACAAGCGCCATTACTACCTCACATCAGGTTTCGGAGCTTGTAGATCGTCGTGAGATAAACTTCCGTCACCCCGTCAACGAGGTTGGCTACCGCCCGGTTGCCCTTGCAGATAGCCTCATGGTTTTTCTCGATCCACTCAGCGTCTTCGATCAAAATAAGCAGGATGTCATCCGCCTTGGTTTTGGGGGCTTTGACGGCCCCTACCAGTTCAAATGCACCCTGATACGCCTCGACGAGCTTGTCGATGGCGTCGATCACCTCGTCGTAGAACTTGCCGAGTGCCTTATGCCGCGCGTACGCACCGACCCCATTGGCAGTCCAATGTTCGAAATGCGCCACGTTGCGAGCATAAAACACTCGGCTGATAAGTTCTTCGATCATTAAGCAATCCGGATGATGGCCGTGGTGTTAGTGGCAGTCGGGAAGATGATGGTGAAGTCACCCGCCGTTGCCGTCTTGTCCGAACCAAAATCCAGCACCGCAACCGCAGCGTTCGTCAGCGCCGTGTTGGCGTTCGAGTTAGCCGAAGGCGTGGTGTTATAGATCAGCGCGCCGCGAGCCGTGATGGTCGCGTTGGTGAAGGTAAGGTCACCGAAGTCAACAAAGCCCGTGCCGGTTTCGGCGTTGGTGTTGACCGCCGTTGCACCGAGGTTGGTCAGCGAACCGCCGCCAGCGGTGTAGTTGGTGCCCGACGACGAAACTTCGTTCGATGAGGTGTACGTCGTGGTGTTCGCATCAAGCGAAGCAGTGGACGAGTACAGCGCCAGCTTGAAGGTATCCGCACCTGTGTCGCCCGAGGGGCGGAAGTCGTGCACACCGAGCATAAGCTGAGCTTTGAAGCTGGTGCACATTGCCTGCGTAATAGCCAATGTAGGTCTCCTTAACTGTCTAAGATGGGGATGAACTCTGAGTGCCCGGCCTTGTGAAATTTGTTCACCAGAGTCACGTTATGGGACCGGACAGCCTCGTGCATATAATAGACGAGCACTTGGCGGATGGAGTCCTTGAACGCCTCCGCTTGGTCCCTGATAGCCGGGTGTGCGTTGCCCCCAACATAGATGATCTTGTCGAGAGCACGTTCAGCAATCTCTTCGGGCGTGAAGCCACGGCCTTGCGTGGTCATCACCATCACGTCGCCGCCCAGCATTGTTCCTACAGAGTCAATCATATCACCTCACCGGGTACCGCACTTGGGGTGTGCGGTACATGTCTTGGCGATTCTTCCCTTCGCCAAGCTGCTTGAGCATAGCCAATGCTTCGTCGTACCGCTTCTGGTATCCGGCGATTACATCAGCTTCACCCTTCATGAACGTATACGCTTCTAGCAGCGCGCCGTAAAGGAGCACGGACTCGAAGTTGTCCCCAAGCCACGACGTACCCGCAGTCACAATCGACGGCGGGTAGTAGAAGTAGTGGAGTTCTACGCTGTAATTTTGGTCGGGGGTGGGCCCGAGGATGAAGGAGTCCACGTCAAAATAGGCGTAGTACGTCGGCGGCCCAGTCACGTTCGGGTTGGGGAACGCAGCACGGATGAAGCTGACGTCCTTGTTCAGGAGGTACTCGTAAGCCCCCGTGTTGGGGTCAATTAGCGCCATCGAGAAGGTAGAAAGCCAGTCCGAGGGGACCGAGAGATACTTGTTGGTAGCGGTGCAGTTGCCCGTCACGTTCTTGCGCAGGTCAAGAAGCTGGACCGTGTTGAAGATACGCTCTTCGGCGTTGACGATAAACGTGTCGATCTGCTCAGTCGAAGTGAGTCCACCCGACCCCACCGTGTCCGGGAAGTCGTTTTCGGTGTAACCCTTAATGGTCTCGACAAGCTGAGCGTAGTTCATTAGCCAAGCTTCTTGCTGCTATTCGTACCTTTGGTAGCCGCACCGGTCCCACGCGTCTTCACGGTCTGGGTGTTAGGTACGTTGTTCGGATAGCCACTGTTGCCCAGCGGATTGTGGGCAGGTTTGGGTTGGTTATATTCAGCCATTTTTATTGACCTTTCCCATATCCTTGATCGGCTTCTTACCGCTCTTTTGGTTCGCAACCTTAGCAAGGTTACGTCCGAGCTTCAGCATCTGGTCGTTAGTCTTACCACCCTTAGCCATGTCAATTCTCCGTCGTCTGAATAGTCACGGTACCGACCTGACCATTACCTACTAATGTATCAGGAAGACCCCACAAACCCAAGGGGTTTTGAAAACCCACAGGGTCCCACCCCCAGTGAATGACGCGGCTACCCTGCGAAGGGGTACCAAACGCGTCTACATCCTCAGTCGGCAACGTGTTTGGCTGCGTCCGAATACCCGTCAAACCAGCCTGCCAGAAGGTCGTATCGGGGCGTGGGTTACGGATAGCCTGTGGGTCATCCACCGGGTACATGCCAAGTTGAAGCTGCGGCTGATCCGGCTCCCAGCACGTGGGGCACACAAGGATGTTGACGTTCTTCGTCTTGATGACGAGCGACCTCAGTTCCTTTAGCTTGTAGCGAAAACCGCAGCGGTCACACTGCGAAATCGCGTACTTACCAGAGGCGAACCGGTTAGGCACTTATATCCTCTCTCACTACCGAAGCCGTCTTCATCGACGCCCGGATGTCTCTGAGTTTTTGCCCAATCTCCATACGCCGGTTATGGACCTCGTCAGGCAGGGGGTTATAGGGACCCGCATATTTCCTACCGTCCGCTGACGTAAGTGGGTACTGGAGCGCTAACTCTACTTGCTCCTTCTTCACTACCACATAAGGAGCTATGACTTCAAGGAACGCTATCGCATCTTTACTGCGTACCCGCCATATGTAGCATACAGAGTTGTTCATGTTGCGTCGGCGGCTCTGGGTTATCGCTGCTATATTACCGCCAAATTGCTCCTTAATCAGCCTAAGGCATGGAGTAGACGTCTGAGTAATCGACACAGCTAACAAGTTACGTACC